AAGGAAGCCGCTGGCGCGAGTACCTCTCTTAATACCAGCCACAAAACTATCCAGATAAACAGACACAGCACTCAGGCGAGAGTGCTTCTTTAAGTATTCAGCAGCAAGAGGATCATTCTTACGCTCTGCCTGTTTAATTAACTGAAGAATGGTTTCCTTATCAGTTTTAAAGCCATTAATACTCGCATCCCACGGGCTGCTGGGAGACATCTTCAGGCCAGCAACTTCGCCCGTAGAGATATACAGAGCGCCTGTACCATCACAAGTCTTACACTTGGTACGGTTTTTATAAGGGTCACCCTGTACCCTATACTTCTTACCCAGCTTGATTTTAGTCTTTACTTTGAATTTCTGGATAGAACCTACGCCCTGACAATCGGGGCATTGAGTAGCCGTAGTTTTGAGAACTACTTTGGTAGTTGTCCTAACAGCATCAACAAACTGAGCAGAGTTCATATGTGGTGGTCTAAGAGACTTCCCTGCTTCGTTGGTTCCTATATTAAATGTCTGCTGGTGGATGTCTCTATCGATGACTTCACGCGAGTAAATGACTTTAGTCATATCTGCGCCAGAGTTTAAATTAATCGGCGTGTCGCCCATCACTTGCTCTACAATCTCATTCAGGCGCTTCTGTAGAGCATCCTTCTCAGCCTGAAATTCTGTCTCAACTTCCTCTAGCGCATCAAGGTCAATCCGTACTCCGTTCATCTCTATCTCACATAGAAATAGAAGCATCTCATGCATGAAGGGGATGACCTTCTTGAGGCTTTGGTTATGCTCACGCTCTAGAATTTCTCTCTGCTCGATAAACAACTCGCCACAAGCTTTGACATCAGCCTCTGCATATTCGATGACAGTAGCCAGCGGCATTTCCTCAAAGCCTATACCTGACTTAAACATTTCATCGACGAGGTCAGACTTCTTGAGACTTTTGACCTTACGTCTGATTGTACTTTCCTTCAGGCTAATAAGCCTATGTCGGCCCTTGGCTAGCAGGTATTCTGTTATCATCGTATCTCTGATGATAGGCGGTAACTCAAAGCCCATTTCCACCAGCCACTCCGCATCAAATTTGGTGTTGTGGCAGACCATTATGTCGGCTTCTGAGAGATACTTCTTCAGCCTATCAACACCGCTAGGGCTAATAAGCTCTTTATGAAACCAAACGTCCGTAAGAACTTCATCAACAGTATCTTGCCCCAGCCAACCGTAGTGGGCTGAGACACATCGATTGTCAGGGTTCTTAGGGCTGTTGTCTATACGCCCGTCAATACGCTGCACTGTAGTTTCTAAGTCGAGAATGAGGATACGATCAGACTTCATAGCGCGAAGTCTTTTGGTTCAAACTACAGATGATAGTGCCGTGCCAGCCTGAGATTTTATTTTTCATAACAGTAATCCAGCGAGTGGGATCATCTGGATTGTCTGGATCATTCAGCTTACCTAAGCCGATTAAACAATCGGTCTCAGCGATCTTACCCACTTTGCTACCTTCGAGCATTGTAGGGGTAAGTCGGGTCTTGCCTTCTGCTTCTGCGCTGGCTTGGGACAACCCAATGAGAGCGCAATTATGTTTCTTGGCAAGCTCACGAAGGCGGTAGTAAAGTTCTCTGAGGCGCTCATGCCCAGAATTAAATTGCTGAGTGAGGGCTATCTTGTCAGCCATGTCAACGATGACAACATCAAATTTCTGCTGCGCGAGAAATGCATCTAGCTGCTGAATGTCCCAGCCTTGGCTATCAGCAAATATAAGCCTATCCCTAATTCCTGCGTATCTGGCGTGAGCAGCGGCTGGATCAAACTCAACTTCCTCAACCGTCATACCAGTGTAACACTGGATAGCACGTAACTTAGTACGCTTACCTACTTCCTCATTGGCTATATAACCAACCTTAGCACCTTGGGCGCAGAACCCTGCTGGCGAAGCACAGAGGCTAATGGCGAATGCAGTCTTGCCCACGTTAGAGTAGGCAGCTACTACACCAAACTCACCACGGGCCAGCCCATAAACGTGTCTGCTTAGGGTCTCTATATTGAACTTGAAGCGGTTGTCATCAGATACCACTGCAAGCAGTTCATAAATATCATCTGTGACAATACACTGCTCGAAGTTGTCTGGGAGATAGCCGCTCGAAACACGATCTAACAATTGGTTCAGCTTATCCATTGCAGCGGATTCACCCTCAGACATTAGGATACCAAGGTTCGCTACGTCCAAGCCTATAGATTGTCTCCAGAGGCTCTCTATTACATCCGAAGCAATATCATCCTTTATTTCAGGCGCAGCACCTATACTGTTTACTAAGTCCTGCACTTCGGCAGTCCAAGCGCCTGTAGAAGTGGGGTTCTGAGACCTCCAGTAACTAAATAATTCTAAGGGAGTTACGTCTGTTTCAAATTTATCATGCATCTGCTCAATGCATCTGTATATTTCCTGAGAGGTTTCATCGAAGAGGGCTGGTCTGAGTTTGCTTTTGTTGTTTTCAAAAAATTCCTGACTAAGGCATCTGTTTAGAAGTGATTGGTCCATACTGCTCGTTGTCCTTTATGACACTTAATAGAGCGTCAGTATAAACACCTTGGCAGAATAAAAAAAGCCCCATCTTTCGATGAGGCTAATTTTTTTGATTGTGAGTAGAAGTTAGTTTGCTCTGAATTTCATTTTCTTCAGGTCAGGAGAAGCTTCTCCCCTTCGTTCACGCATCTCTACTTGATAGTGTACGACATTCGGATTGGTAGAGACTAGCTCTTTAATTGCTGCCTCAAGAGCAGCTTCTTCCTTGGCAGCTTCCTTGAAGCCACCTTCTACAGAGTAGTCAATGATACATATTCCACGGCATTTCATAATAATAATCCCCAAGTGATTGGCAACCTGTTAACGTGTGATCAGGTCTAGAGTTACATAAATTAGTTTAGTTAAATACAATATACGGTGGAGCTTGTTGTGGATCAGCCCATTTGCCACATGTAGAACCGCTAGTTGCAATTTTAAAAGCAGAGTTTCTTACTAGAAAAAACTTTAGACGCGATTTTCCCATGTGGGAAACAGGTATTCCACCTAGTTTGCCAATTAGTTTTACCCACTTGGTTTTGGACGAGTAGCCAATTCGCTCAACCCATTCTGGTAGGAAAGCAGCTTTCCAAAAAGCCATATCGACTGTTAACCAGAATGGAGCTTCAGCCATTGCTACTTGCACTTTCGCGTTTGCTACTGTTAGGCATAATCAACCGTTTTATTTGTTCCACTGTTTGATACTTTAGATCATCACTAGTAAAGCGCACTTTGATACCTTTGTCAACATTTCTTGACTGCTCTATTGCTTTTACCGAAGCGTCTTTGTCAAGCACCAAATAAACCTCTGTGTAATTTTGTAGCAGCTTTTTAATATTATGAGTAACTTTAGTGCCGAGTAATGAATACCCTACTAAACCTTTTACTCTGGATACAGCGCAAGCAGATGGAGTATCTTCTACTAATACGGCAGTTGAACCCTCTCCTACAGGTATCCCACTAGGTAACTCACCGTAAGAAATCCACTTTGGTTGTCTGCTGAGTGATCTACCTACTGCTCCTGTAGGGCCGTAAAAAATTACACGGTCTTCGGCTGGTGCGTATCTAATATCAATATAACCACACTCAAGTGCCTCTAAGCTGTTTACTTGTTCTAGATAGTCCACGGCTGGTTGGTGGTTATATATGCTTGTCGTTATCTGTGGGATAGGCTTGATGCGTGTAGTTAGTTTATTGGGTTGATTGGCTATATAGTTTTTGGTTGCTTCGAGGCTTCGTCTACCTGAGTAGATTCCTTTACCATTACATGATGCTCTGAAGCAGTTCCACTTTAATTGACCATCTTCTTTTTTAATAGACAGCTTCTTTCTTCCCCCACAGAATGGGCAAGTCAATATCTTTCTATCTCCCTCTTTAATAGGTATAGATTTGATAATGTCTAACTGTTCAAGATAAGTCATATGATCGGCCTTTGGTTGGTTCTGCCCGCCCAAACGGACAGCGTTAGCTTATAGCCTTACTCAGATTAGTCAACACCTAATAAAGGCATTAGTGAAGTTATTTACTCATTGTTACTAAAACCACCTAGTGTTAACAGGCGTTTTTATGTGATCCTGATTTATTCAATGTTTTCAACGGGTTCTGTTAATCAATTGGTCGTAGGTTCGATCCCTACCGCCGGAGCCATATTTAATAAAATCAATATGTTAACAGCGATTGTTAATGTAAAATCGCACCGCACTTTCACTTATCGCAATGTGCGATTTTTGCGATTTTTTCCAAACCCAGAATCACTTTCTTTATGACGCTCTGGGTTTGGGGTTGACTTTATGTAAAAAAGATAGCGCTGGGATTAGCTAAGTGGCTTTCTTCGCACACTGTCTCTTGAGCATTCTTTATGAATACCTTTATTCACCATTTCTTTGGCCCATGAGAAACTGATTTTATGGTATCGTGCTGCTGCGGAAATGCTAGGGAAATACACACCAAACAAACGACACTCTTTACCCTTCTTTACGTAGGACAATTTTGTCTTCCTTCCTAAAAAGTTTTAACCAGCATGGGGCGCAGTAAAGTTCCTCTCGCTGCATCACCACTGCGGTTTGCGCACAACAACTGCACTTAGAAGTTTTCACAGAAGCCCACGCTTCCTATTAGCGTTAGTGCTTTCGACCTCGCCCTCAACAGCATACACAACCAGCATCTGAGGATTACGGTGACCTGTGAGAGACATAAGCTCCCTGTCGGTACACCCTGCCCTAGACGCATGAGTAGCGCCTGTCCTACGCAAGTCAGATAGCCAGACGGTAGAATACTTCTGACTACCGTCTTTATTAAACTGGTTGTGTAGAGGAACTATTGGCAGACCATACTCCACGGCAAGCTTACGAAACAGCTTCACACAGCGATCTTGGCTGAACGGTCTGCCAGTATTCTCATAGGCAAATATGTAGTCATCCGCATTTCGCCGCTGATGCAGATGCAGTCTGTCCTGCACGGCGTTAGTCACTTTGATAGACATCTGCTTACCAGTTTTCTGCTGGATGAAGTTAGACACGCCAGTAAGCCCATCTATGTTACTCCACTTCATTTGACGTACATCCACGGGCCGCTGGCAGAACTCATAACACATGGTGATCATCGTACCCATGCTGGGGTAACCCTGCTCATCACAGTACTTAATCATCCCTCTGAAATCGTCCATGTCCCAGACCACCTGTCTGTCTGGAAGCTTTGGCATCTTAACCATACTGAATGGGTTGACTTTGACCTTCCCTGCGCGGAAACCCTCATTCCACACCAGCTTCAGAACCTTAAAAGTGTGGTTGGCTTTGTGTGTGGATACGTCATCACGTATGTGTCGCCAAAGTTTTTGTGTATAGTCATAGTCAATGTCTGACACATTCAGTTTAGAAAATGGTTTAGAACCTATCTGTACAGGAAGAACGTGAGTGAGGTGTCCACGGTATGACCGCTTAGTGGATGAGGCCTTGATTTCCGTAAACGCCATAGAACCATAGTAGTAGTCCACTAAAGAAGCTACTGAGTGGGGGTTGATCCTCATCTCTGTCTCTTCACCAGCCTTCCAAGCCTCAAACTTACGCTTGATTTCATAACCTCTGGCGTTGGCTTCTTTAGCACAGGTATAGGTCTCATTACCTATACTAGGAAAAGCCGATTTAACTGCCTCAGTGGGCCTGATATCATAGACGCGAGTATTGCCCTTCATTCGAGGGCGAACATAAGGTGCTTTAGCCATTACCCATGATCCCCCGACTCTATCTTATCCAGAATAGTATTGACCCGACGAACATTGGCTACCACGGCGTGACGGCAGCGAGGATTATGGGCAAAGAACTTCTCAGCCCTTGCCGACTGTTTAAACTGCCCTCGCCAATTAGGTTCTAACGAGATACCTAATTTTGGGTCTGTTGGGAGAATGGATTTATAGCTACCGCGCCCTTTACGCTCAGTGAAATCATCCTTCTTACCCACGAACTTCTTTCTACGTATAATGCGTAGAGCGCGTTCCTCTTGGGCAGTGATTTGTAGGCGCTTGTTATATAGTAGAATGGTTTTCATGCTGCTTCTCCTTCCAGAACGGCATCAGGGTATTCTGCCCATAGCTCAGAAAGAGTGTCGAATACCTCACCACACTCCACCATCTCCCAGACACCCACACCATTCTCACACTTGCGGTATGATGGTCGATCAATTGAGGTGGGTTGTCGTACTGCAAACAGGTGACTGTCCTCTGCTACTATTTCTTCAACAGAGACACACTTGTAGTCTGCATTTTTTGGCCCAGTGCGGATATATATATCGTACCCCTCTCTGAAAAATCTTACAGCACAGGCAGTGTCATAAGTGGTGAAAATATCTGCTCTAACATCTTTGTTATTGATGTACATACATTTCCAAACAGTATTCGTTACGCTTTCGATTTCACATATGATGTCTGAAGCATCCCAGTATTCATATTTCTCGTAGGGGTATTTATCAGCCCACCTATGTATATCCGCAGAATTTAGCTCTTTCCAGTTACGCGGAAGGTTGGCGCAGAAGAAGCACCCACTTATTTGTATAAACAATTCATCGTAGGTCATGCTGCTTCTCCTTCGATCACATCAATAGAGATGTAGCAGTTACGGCCTTCTTCAGTAGACCCAGTATAGTGTGAGAGAGTAACAGTATCCCCTGCCTTGGCCTTCTTGGTGATACCCTTAATAGACAGGAGCTTGTCGCCCCGTGGTCTAATATAGAAGCGAACCTCAGAGGGAGAGCCGTCAGTGAACAGGGAGCAGTATGCAGCCCGCGGCTTCAAGCCGTTCAGTCTATTCCAGTCTAGGTGAGTATAGTCCACTGGTAGATATTCATTAACGAACTCTACCACAGACTTGTTGGCATCTATTATAGACTTGTTCAGCATACGCTGAGTGATTTTAATTGTGGCTATCATTGAGATAACTCCTTTTGCAGTTTCAGACCTTTAATCAACATCTCCTCTGCATCACTCTTCTGGCCTCGTTGAAGGCGTTCCAATGCCCAAGAGACCCAGCTTTTAGCGTGGTCAGAGAGTTGATCAGGATGGCGTTCAGGTTTGTAGCCAAGCGCTTCAAATGAGCCAACTTGGTTGTCATTTAGAAAGGCCAACAGGCTAGGTTTATCTGTTGGTACGTCTACTATTCGCATATCGTTTCTGAATAGTTTACGTGCGTCAGCTTGAGTAGCAGCCCACTGGCCTTGGTTGTTGGTGTAGAGCTTCATGTGTGATTGGTTTCCTTGTTTGTTGGTAGTTAACAGTATATAAAAGCAGTTAACAGGTTGTCAATAGTAACACCGTATAAAATATTTACACAAAAAAAAGACTGCCGAAGCAGCCTTAAAAAAATCCCCTGCGCGAGAAGGTAATTAGGGTGGTGTAACTTCTACCATCACACAGTAACCATATTCCTCCGCACTATTAGCATCCCCTGCAATGCTGATGGCGTGAGTATTATTCTTAGAAAGCACGACTGTTTGCCGTTTATTACCTTTATTTACTGCTTCTGAAGCATCTAAAAGAGCTTCTCCGATTTCAGAAGCCATAGTTGGACCGATCTTTAAACACCTTCTTGTATTCATGTTGAAACCACCTACTAACCAAATAAAAAATTTCCCTGCGCGAGAAAAAGTAATATCACTATAGAGGTATTAAGGTGACTTGCAAGGGTAAGGAATATCATACCTACAGGGTGCTGGTAAATCAGATTGTGGGCGCAAAAAAAATTACTGAAAAAACAATTTCAAATTTAACAAATTATTTTGGTCGCAATTAATTGGTTGTTTTTTGTAGCGCCTTAAAATATACTTTGCTTGCCGCTTCGAGGCGGTGAAGTGAAATCAAACAAGGAACCAATCACATGACTTTAATTGCTAATTATCCCAGCAAAAAAAACTTGAAAGAACATATCGGCAAGCCGCTCTCATATATAGAGACATCGATGTTTGGCCCTCAGTATTCAGGTGACGGCACGCTGACCGTTTGTAACCGCCCACACATAACAGGCCAAGGCCGCGAATGGTTCGGTCAGGTGATCATGGAAGGTCACCTTATTGTGGCGGTGCGTTGAGGCTTTTTTTAATTTGCTACGGCGCTCTCTCTATATGGCTCGACGTTTTGAGCCTCATTTTAAACTGAAAGTAACCAAATGCCCGATGAAATTTTTTTCGGATCAATAAAACAAATAAACGACTTCTTAAATCAAAGGAAAAAACAATGAGAAAACACACCAAAAATGCTCTTCGCCTGAAATCAGCCAAAAGCTTTGTGAACATCTCGCGGCTGGATCACGCGCTGCGCGGATATCAACTGGCGAACTGCAATTATATTGTTGTCGAGCGTGATGACCGAGTGATCCCGATTTTTGAAAAGAGGTCCATGATGGACTGGCAAGTTGTCGAGGCTCAGGAGCGTCTATTCTTGGTTGCATAGTGAAACAGGCCTTCGGGCCTGTAGTGGGGAAGTGATGTTCCCTGCCTGACGATCAGTCAGCAACCAACGACAATTAAACCAATCAAAGAAAGCGAGAATTACATGGCTTTAGATAACGTGATCAACTTTAATGGCGCTCTGGCTGAAACAACCTTCCCAGAATTGCGTGAATGCAATTTTACAGCCAAGCATGGGCCGCTAAATTATATGCCCGAAGGTTTTGACCAGCCTGTTGAATTGCCCAAATCAATTGCACAGGTGGTATATCGAACCGACACAGGCCAGCCCCTTGGTAAAACAGGTGGCAGATATGGCATTGCTCAAAATGCTGACGTTAAAAATGTTTTGGTCGAGGCATTGGAACGTGCGCTGCCTTCTAATTATTTGCGTGATATCGAATTGCAGGAAAGCGTTTCCGACAATGGCGGCTTTAGCAAATTTACCTATACGTTCCCTTCGGCTGCTGAACCAATCCGCCAATTGCGCGATGCTACAGGTTATCAGGCTGATCGATACGCTGATAAACATAAAGAGACTTGGCTGAATATGTCTTTCAGCATGATCAATTCGTTTAACGGTCTTACCCCACTGATCCTACAAAACGAGGTGATCGACGTGTCCTGCACAAATAGCCTGACCACTGGTTATATGGACACAAGCAAAATGCGGCACTCTACAAAAATTGACCCATCTATGTTTACTGATTGGATCACAGAACAGGCTGGTAATTTCAAGCAGCGGATCGATGTGTTTAATCAGTGGGCTTGCCGTTCGATCACACCGCAACAGGCAGAAGACACTTTGAAGGCTGCTGGCCTATCACCGCGCCTGACTAAGCAAATGCTTGAGCAGTTTGAAATTGAATGCGATAGGCGCGGTCGGTCGGTCTGGTCGCTGGCAAGCAGCCTGACCTATTGGAGCAGCCATTCGAGTGAAAAATTCACGGTGCGCAATTCAAAGAAATCCGACAACGTAGCCAAGAGCTTGCATACTCGTCAGGGGCAGGTTCTGAAAGTTATGAACTCAGACGCTTGGGCAGAAATTGCGAGGGCCGCATAATGGGAATGAATAAAAAATCAATCATGCGGCACTTGGGGCCTGTCTCACCCTTCGGTCAATCCAATGCCAAATCAATCAGCCGCAGAAAAGAGCGGCGGCGGCTGCTGGCCTTAGAACGCAAAGCTGCAAAACTTGATCGATCAATCGAACGGCTCAAAAAATTATCAGCCTAGAATTTTGCCCCAACTGGCCTCGCTTCGGCGGGGTCTTTTTTTGTCCAAAATCACCCAAAATCAGCCAAAATCAAAAAAACCGACTATGCCCTCAGAGGCCATATAAAGGCCGCTGGTGAGTTTCCTGCGCTCTATAGGGCGCTGTTCAAGAAATTTTTAACCCCACTCAGTGACGCTTATATGGACTGTGTGACGATTTTAAAAAACAGAAAACCACCCAAAAACAGCATATTTTAGCCAATTTTCACTGTCAGGAAACTTTTACCCCAATTAGTTGTAGGTCAGCATTTGCACTCTTTTAAGTAGATTGTTAAGCGTCCTATTAATACAGTGGTAAAAATTTAATTATGGACATAATACAGTGTGATCTGTTAACAGGTGTTAGGGGCATCTGTGCCTCTACTAATGCCAACCAACGAAAGGAACCAATCACATGGCATACGATCCAATCATGCAGGGGCTGCTGAATGCAAAGCCCAACTCAAAAAAGCCAAACCCCAATTTGCTCAATGAAATCGCAGAGGGTGTTTTTCAAATGGAAAAAGAACAGGGGCTGCGCCCAGTGAAATTGCGCTCAGTTAAAGAGGGTGAATATTTCAAACGCAAGCCTAATGCTAAGGGTGAGTTTATCCGCAACCACTACAACCCAAAATCAAAATATGGGATGCCAGCATTTGCCAATTTCTCATGCACTTCGGCTGATGATATCGGCAAAGAGATATTCTTGAAGCCCGACACTATAGTCTATGTGGAGTGCATCTGATGGATAAGCAAACAATCTTGAATGCATCTGAGGATGAGCTTTTCCAGTGGATGAAAAACGCGCTGGCTACAACCAACTGTATCGGTCACACAAAAGGCCAGATGAATGAGAGAGCAGCCGAAGCCTATCGCACTGAATTAAACAGTCGGGGCCATGAAATTGGGGAAATCAATTTCAGTGCTACAACCAATCAAAAGTCTTTGCGGCATAGCCTGATGATCGAAGGCACATACAATGGCGCAGGTGCATTTTGAACAACCAACCAACCAACGAACAAATCATGGGGCGGCTCTTTCGGGCCGTCCAAACAATCACAATTCTATTGGTAGTGCTGAACGCTGCCAATTTGCTTAGAGGAATATTCTGATGGATAAACTTTATTTTGAAGCCGCTGGCGCTGGTCAATGGTGCGCAGCCGTTGATGTTAACGACGACGAAATGATGCGCGGCTGCATTTGCCATGAAGGCGGCAACGATGCTGAAATAAACAAACTGGTTGCTGATGAAATCGGTCTGCGCAGACCGCTTTGGGCTTATCCAATCAGCCGTAGTTTTTATTGGTTCGGGGCTTGAGCATGGCACATTTATTTCCTGACTGCCTAAATCACTTAACGCATGATCAAATTATATCTATCTGCAATATTCACGCTTGGCATAATGTTGAGCAGCCGCTTGATGAATTTCTGCTTTCGGCCCAGCCGCAAATCGGTTTTAATGACGGCAGTGTAATGGTAAAGGCTGGCCCAATTTGGATTGGCGTTGAGGCTGACGGTTCGAGGCATTCGTGATGGAACAAACAATCAAAATAATAGGCTGGTCAGAGGGTGAAGCACCCACTGAAAAAGAACGCCTGACAATGGCTGATTTATGCAGTGATCAATTGAGAGACCCAGCGCAGGGCTGGCATACTGAATTGAAGGGCTGCTGCATCAGGCTGGTGATCAATGGGCCAGTTGATCGTGCTGATGTTGATTGGATGCACAAAACAATTAGGCTCAAAGGTTTCCCACGGCTGGTGACCTTTAATTAAACAGCCCAAACAAACAAAGCAGAGCAGCCCTTCGGGGCTGTTTTTTTATGCCGTAAGCTCGAAACCCAATAGCCCATGAGAGGCGATATAAGGCCGCTGGGTGAGGCAAACGGTTTCCCTGCACATTTATACCCAGAATGCTTACCCCTACTGATTGGCGCTTATATTGGCTCTAAGAGCATATAGCTGATTGGCATAATATGCGCTCAGAAGGCCATAGAAGGCCGCACAATGGCGGTAATGCTTTGGCGCTGGCTGGGGTTTATGGGCTGGTGTTAAGCGGCTCTGGCTGGCTGCTGGTGTGAGGTGCTGATGTGAGTGATCAAAAGGGGCTGAGATGATGC